GCCTAGACGCGAGCGCGAAGAAACCCAACAAGATCAATAACTTAGGAGCCGTCAACAATGGCAACATACACGCCCGTCGCCTATACGACGGCAGCGAACAACACCCAGATTGACTTCGACGTCACGTTTACGTTCTTGCGTACGACAGACGTCGTTGTCAGCGTAATTGATCCGTCCGGCAACGTACTTGTCGACGGCAGTGATTACGACGCGGAACTACAGGCGCTCAACAACGGCACGTTTGACATGCGCGTTGTGGCCGCTGGGACGCTGAACACGACACAGACGCCACTGGCAGCAAATCACGTGATCAGTCTGAAGCGCAACACGGACATCAGCCAGCTGGCCACCGTGTTCCAAGACGGCGCGTCGTTCAGAGCAGCTGACATCAACGCGCTGATCACGCAGCTGTTCAACAAGATCCAAGAGGTTGAAGTGTCGAGCGGCGAAGGCATTGGCCTGACCGATGACCTGGTCGCGTTTGACGCCGAGAACAAGCCGCTGCGCAACCTGGGGACACCCACAGCCGACAACGACGCGATGCGCAAAGTCGACATTGATAGCGGCATCGGGCCGGACATCACGACCGTGGCGGGGATTGCAGCCGCAGTGTCAAGCGTGGCGGCGGACACAGCGGACATCGGCGTTGTCGCTTCCGACATCACTGGCACAAACACAATTGGCACGGTGTCGAGCAACATTGCGTCAGTCCAAAACGTGTCCGCAAGTATCGCAAACGTAAACCTTGTCAGCACTGACTTAGCGGACATTACGACGGTTGCGTCTGACATTGAAGTTGGTGGGCCAGACAACATCGGAACAGTAGCCGCTGGAATTGGCGATGTGGCAATCGTGGCCGGAATCAACGGGCCAGTCCAGACCGTCTCGACAAACATCGCCGATGTGACAACTGTTGCGACTGACTTGAGCGGTGCAGACAATACGGGAACTGTCGCGACCAACATTGCGTCAGTCAACACGCTTGCCGGAATCAGCAGCGACGTGACAAGCCTTGCGCCACAGGCCAGCAACATCAGCACCCTGACGCAAGCTACTAACCTGACCGCGCTGCAAAACGCACAGGCTAACGCACAGGCGGCACAGGCTGCGCTCAACCAGCTCAACAACAAGTATCACGGCAGTTTCACAAACGTGAACAACGATGATGCGGAAGTTGAAGCGGACATTGCAGGCGATGCAAACCTGACGCTTGAGGCAGGCGACCTGTACTTTGACACCACCAACACCAAACTGCGGTATTATGATGGGTCAAACTGGTACAACGCAGCAGCCGCGCAGGTGATTAACACGACCAGTCTGCCGAATGTAGGTGACGTGAATGCCTACGTGAACCTGAGTGCGGACGACTTCTTAAAATATGACGGCGTAACTGGTTGGCAGAATGTGAACCCGACGGCAGTGCGGCAGGCAATCAACGTCGAGGACGGCGCGACAGCCGACCAAACGGGCGCTGAGATTAAGGCGCTTTATGAGCTAGAAGCAAACGCCTTCACAGACGCTCAGTTCACTAAGCTATTCAACATTTCTGCAAACGCGGACGTTACAGCGGACGCTGGCGCTGTCATGGAAACAGACACGACAACCGCAGCCATGCAGTTCGTGGTTGATGAAGACGATATGGTGTCTGATAGCGCTACGAAGGTGCCGACGCAGCAAAGCGTAAAGGCTTACGCGGACACCAAGCAGGCCAACATCACGAGCAGCACTGCACTTGCAGCCGCGTCACTTACGACCGTCACCGACGCTGGCAACACAGTGGACGTGAGGCGCGCTGACCGGATTGCACAAGGGTCAAGCGTCAACGTAGACGGTGGTGCAACCCTCTACGACGTAACGGCAACTGCAACGCTGACGCTGAGTGACCTAGTAGCTGGCGACATTGTGACGGTGTTTAGTCGCAGCGGAACTACCACGATTGCCCGTGGAACCATCACCTACGCCTACATTGATGGCGACATTGCCACGAACAAGACAAGCGTGACGGTAGGTGCTGGGACGCTCGCGACAGTGACAATGGTGAGTAACGACACAGCGATTATAGCCGGGAGTGACCTGACATGAGCGGTGTAGCGGCAATGATGGGCGTAACGGCGTCAATCAGTGGCAGCCAGTGGGATGGCGTTGTCCAATACCTTATCGTCGCCGGGGGTGGTGGCGGTGGGTTCACGGCGACTAACTCCTTTGAAGGTGGAGGCGGGGGCGGCGCTGGTGGCATGCTCACTGGCAGCACAACCTACACAAGCGCTTTCACGTTGACTGTCGGCGCTAAGGGCTTGGCTGGTGGGGCGTCTCACCCGAGCCGAAGTCACGCCACTGACGGCGGAGACTCTGTTGCCCTTGGGTTGACTGCTGTTGGCGGTGGACACGGCGGTTACTCAGCGAGTGGAGAAACGGGCAACAAGCACGGCTCTCCCGGCGGTTCTGGCGGGGGCGGTTTTGGCTACGCTGGCAGTGCAAACGGCGGTGCTGGAACGTCAGGTCAAGGTAACAATGGCGGCAGCTGTGGCACCGGGTCAAATGTCGGCGGTGGCGGCGGCGGTGGAGCCGGTGGCACAGGCGGCTACGGCAGTGCAAATGTTAAAGGGTCTGCGGGTGCTGGGGCAAGTAACTCAATTACTGGGGTCTCTGTGACGTATGCCCAAGGCGGTCAAGGAGGGGCTAACACCTCTGGTGGAGCCGGGTCAACTACGAAAGGCGGCGGCGGTGGCGGCAGCGGTAAGGGGACGTACACGGGCGGATCTGATGGGCAAGACGGCATTGTAATATTGCGCGTGTCAAATCAAGTATCGCTGAATGTTACAGGTGGTCTCTCACAGCCAACAGCGCAGCCGATCTCAGGCACTGAGGAAGTCTACTACTCTTTTGAAACCCCCGGCACCGGGACTGTTACCATCTCCTAACACCTTGACAACACTAAGGAAATCAAATGACTGATTCAAAAAACTGGTACGCCAGCAAAACCGTATGGGCCGTTCTGGTCATGCTCGGCAGCGTGGCAGCACGCAACCTTGGCGTGGACCTTGGGCCGTTTGAGGACGAGATTGCCGCGCTGATTCTCGACGGCGTTGCACTTGTGGCCGGGGCTGTGGGCCTCTGGGGTCGCATCGCGGCGACACGTAAGCTGACGACGTAGACCGGAGATGGCCGACGTGACTGACGACGAGATCAAAGCGATTGCGCAGAAAGCGGCAACGGAGGCTGTCGACGAGACACTGCGCCGACTTAACCTCAACGACGACAACAGTGGCCAGGATGTGCATGACTTGCGCGAGCTGCTGTCGAGCTGGCGCTCGGCGAAACGTACGATAGGTACGACAATTACCAGATCCGTCACACTGTTTGTGCTCGGCATGTTGGCGCTTGGCGCTGTCATGCAGATCCGCAAGCAGATGGGCGGCGACTAACCGACAACGACAAATGGCTGCAAACACATGACAAAAAGCAACGATGACGGCAGTCCCGACAACGCTCGGGATATGCTGAACAGCTTGCACACGGCGATGGCTGAAGAGCTGCTCGCACGTGTGCGCTCGGGTAACGCGACGGCTGCCGAACTCAGTGTGGCAACGAAGTTCCTCAAGGACAACCACATCGAGTGTGTGGCCACAGAGGACAACCCGCTGGGTCGATTGGCCGACGCGATACCGGAGTTCGACAACACAGCGTGGAGCGAACAGGAGACGGGGCATGGCTAACCTGAGTGTAGGTCGCGGCGAGAAGCTGTCGACAAAGGAAGGCGCAGGGCTTACGGCCAAGGGTCGCGCCAAGTACAATCGAGCGACTGGATCGAAGCTGAAGGCTCCCGCGCCGAACCCAAAGACAAAAGCCGACAAGGGACGCAAGAAGAGCTTCTGTGCGCGCATGGGCGGAATCGTCAAGCGCAGCAAAAATGCTGAACGTGCGCGTGCTTCGATGCGGAGGTGGAACTGCTAGATGGCCTCTAGGAAGCCACAGGAAGCCCGTACAGCGGCTTTGGCGATTTCGGAGGGTACACCGCTGGATCGGGTCAAAGGCGATCTACGGGCGTTTATATGGCTTGTATGGCGACATCTGGGTTTGCCGGACCCGACCGACGTACAATACGACATGGCCGAGTACATCCAGAATGCGCCACGGCGTGCAATCGTGCAGGCGTACCGGGGTGCTGGCAAGTCGTACATCAC